AGTTTGTTTATTCTGTTCACACCGACGATTGAAAATGAATTTGGGACTGTTTTTGGGCAGTGGTCTTCGGGGCAAAATGGCCGTTTTTACGTTATTGCAAACCAAGAATCGGCTGGGCCTATTTCGGCTGGGCGCTTAAACGTAGCCAACACTACAGCTTTGGGAGGCAATGGAACCAACGGTTTAGCCGCAGATGTTGCTATTTCAAATACACTCACTTTGATCACATCTATATCAACCACCGGAAGCGAGCAGTGGAAACTGTTTAAGAACGGCGCGGAATGGGATAGCGCAACAATTACGACCGTCTTTACGGGGGTCAATAGCGCGATAGGTTCGTTGAATGGAACTGGATCATCGATACCATTTGACGGCACTTTTTCAGGATTGACTTCGTTCCCCTCCGTCCTTTCCACCGACCGCCAAACCCTTGAGCGCAACCGTGGCGCTTATTACGGCATAACAATCGCATAGGAGGTCCAGATGAAAATCATCCAATTTATTTTGCTTGAGGCGCAGACCGCAGAAGAGCTAAAACAGCGCATTCTGCATCAAGCAAACACGTGGGCAGGCTTCAACTATCTGCGCGAAGACGATCCCGATTATACGACCGACCCGTTCGGCATGGACGAATGGCACGAGCACCTTGAAACGCCGGGGCTGCATTGGGCGGATTATGGGAAAATATATGCACATCTCGGCAACCGTGGCCGCGAGGTTGCGGACCAGATGTTCGGCACTGACGGCCCGTTGCAAGGCATCTTACTTCATGCGCCATTGTCGCTTGATTATCCTGATTGCCGCCTTCAAATTGTCGAAGTGGACGACCCTGTGGCTGCGGGCTATCTGCCTGCGCCGGTAGATATTGTTGAGCCATGAAGGTTGCGCTTTACAAGGGTAAGCGCGGCGGTTTCGCTGGTGCGTTTGACGCCTCCGTCCGTTGGTGGACGCGGGGAGCCTATAGCCATGTTGAATTGATATTCAGCGACGGCATGTCGGCGTCGGCATCTGCCCGCGACGGCGGGGTGCGTTTTAAGGACATTGAATACCACCCTGACCGCTGGGACATTATCGAGATTGAAGCGGATGAGGAATATGCGCGGGCGTTTATCGAACAACGCGTTGGCTTAGGATATGACTATTTCGGCCTGTTTGGTTTTGTATGGCGTCCGCACAGTGGATCGGCATTGCTATGGTTTTGCAGCGAGATTGTTATGGGTGCGCTCAAATTTGATGACCCTTGGCAGTTTAATCCAAATATGGTCGGAACGATTGCACGCCGCTTAGCCGCTTAACCGGCCCAAAAGCACTTATGCCAAAATTGATAATTCATCCAATCAAGCCTCAATATCTGGCTTGGTTCCAAACCCACTCGCCCGTTGCGCAAGCAACATAGGAGAAGCAATTGGAAATCTACGGTAAAGCCAAAGACCCAAACGAACTCAAAGATTATGAGTTTGATTGGTCTACCCAACTGAAAACAGGGGAAACCGTAGTAAGCCAAGTCGTGTCTTTCGTAGACGCAGCAGGCACCGCAAACCCAACCAACAGCCTTGTGACGCCATTTAGCCGCGTGTGGCTCTCTGGTGGGGTGAGTGGGCAGCGCGCAGTGTTTACCATCCAAGTAACCACATCGGGCGGCAGAACGCTTGAGCAAGCGTTTGGCGTCAACATTCTGGACAGCGTAATCGTTCCAACGGACCTTGAAACATTACAGGCTGATCTCGTTGCGGTTGACGCGGCAATACGTCGCTTCATGGCGGGTGAAACAATCAAAGAGGTCTGGCGCGACGGACGCCGGATTGTTCGTGACAACCCAACATACCGCGACCTTTTGAATCACCGCGATCATCTAAAACGTGAAATTGAGGCAGCATCTTCGGCGCTTAACGGTCGCTCACGGCGCACTCCCGTAGCATTGGTTTGGGCACAATAATGGTTTCAATGGGCGATCTCTTGAACACCGCTGGTCGCAAGCTTGGCGCGTGGTCAAGCTTCGGTGGTGGTGGACGTGCATTTGACGCTGGGCGCGACGACATTCAAGAAATGTCCGGTTGGAATCCCCCGCGTGCGCACATGGACGATGTATACGCTGCATCGGGCCGTGACATTGTTGAGCGCGCTGAGGATCTGGACCGCAATTCAGGCTGGATAACTGGCGCAATAGACCGCACGGTTGAAAGCGTAATTGGCAATGGTCTGCAATTATGGCCAACACCGATCTATGATTTGCTAAGTAAAGACATGGCATGGTCCGCTCTGTGGGCACGCCGGACGCGCGCGCGGTATCGTGTATGGGCAGAAGATCCAATGTGGCGCGCCGATGCGCAGATGCGTTTCAGCATCGGCACAATGACGAAACTGGCATATTTGAACTTCCGTCGCGGCGGCGAGGTTCTGGCTGAGATACGCAAAGATGAACGCGGCTCGACAAATCGCACCAATATTCTTCTGATCGACCCTAAGCGCCTCAAAAACCCAAGAGGCATCGCTGACAGCGACGAGCGCATTCGAAACGGCATTGAGCGTGGGCCAACTGGCATTCCTCTGGCCGCGCATATCTTGAAGCGTCATCCAGACGACCCAAGCCCAACTTTTGACCGGTTGGAAACCGAGCGCGTTCCTTTCCGCAACACAACCGGAACGCCAAAGCTTATCCATGTGATTAACCCGCGCTACATTGAGCAAAGCCGGGGCTTCTCGCAATTGGTAGAGTCCATGCTGCCAGCCAAAATGCTGGAGCGTTATGACCGCGCGGAGATCAACGCCGCGCTTTTGAACGCAGTTATGGCTTTCTTCATCAAGTCGCCTGGAACCCCAGAGGACGTAGCCGAAATGCTCGCGCCCAGCGGCGACATTTCCGCCAACAATGCGACCGCAGAATACGTCAAATATCGCAAAGACACGCCCCTTCGCCAGATTGGCGATGCCTTTATCCGCCACCTGTTGCCCGAAGAAGACGTGGTATCTGTTCAACCAACGCATCCCAACTCAAACTATCCTGAGTTCCAAAAGGCGCACTTGTCGAAGATCGCGGTCGCCAACGGTTTGTCATACGCCCAACTGTCTGGCCGTTGGGACGACATAAACTATTCCAGCGCGCGGGCCATGTTGAACGAGGTGTGGCGCCGTGTCGAACAAGAGCGGGATTACTTCGCCAACCATTTTATGACGCCGATCTATCTGGCGTGGCTTGAAGAAGAAATTGCCAATGGCGAAATCAAGATGCCAGGTGGGCCGGCCAAATTTTATCCGAACCTTTCGGCGATTTCAAACTGCACATGGATGGGTCCGTCTCGCGGCACGGTCGATCCGCTCAAAGAAGCCAACGCGCGCAACCTTGAGGAAGCCTCAATGCGCAAATCGCCGATTGAGCATATTCTTGAGGATGGCCGCGATCCTTATGAGGTTCTCGACCAGATCGCCCACTTCCGCAAGGAACTAGAGGTCCGCGACTTGGAGGCACCTGACTACAACACAAAAGGAGGGGCCGCCGAGGGCGATGCTGGATCTGGCGGGGCTGGAAATCCAGATGATGCGGACAATGACGGCATCCCCAACGAAAATCAGAAGAAGAAGCCAGCCCAAAGGGGAGTGGACAGTGAGTAACCAATTCCGGCCACAAGGCTTTCCCAATATCGCCCAGCAACTTTTGAATAGGCCGGTCGCAATCCATCCGCACAAGATGGAAGTGTTGCTTTGCGCGCTCCAGCACAAGCTTGGTATCGTCTCCATGACCACCATTGACGCGGTAACTCTGGACGCCAAGGCGATGATAGAGCGTTCGGCATTGGCGCGTGACGCGAAATACGACCGTGAGGGTGCAAAAGCCTATGCGATGGAAGGCGACATTGCGGTCATCCGTGTTGAAGGGACTCTCGTTCACAAGTGCGGATGGCTTGATGCCATGTCCGGTTTCTGCGGTTACAATATGCTCATCCGGCAATTGAATGACGCATATCGAGACCCCGACGTGTTCGGGATATGGCTGGACATTGATAGTCCAGGGGGGGCCGTTTCGGGCCTCTTTTCATTTGTGGAAGAGCTTGCTCAAATGACGCAGGCTGAGGGCGGCAAGCCTATCTATGCTTGGGTCAATGAGCAGGCTTGCAGCGCGGCCTATGCCATCGCTTCGGTGTGCGACAAGATTTATGGCCCAGAGGACGCAATGGTCGGCTCTGTCGGCTGTGTCGTCGTTCATACCAGCGTCAACCGCGCGATGGATGAGAACGGCGTCGACGTTACCGTGATCCGTTCCGGTGAGCGCAAGATGCGCGGCAATCCGTATGAGGCTTTGGACGAAGAGACCGCGGCAAAACTTCAAGCCAGCGTTGATGATGTCCGCAAGCGTTTTGCAAATCTTGTTTCGATAGGCCGCAACATGCCTGTCACTGATGTTCTCGCCACCGAAGCCGATTGGTTTGGCGGCAAGGAAGCCGTCGACCTTGGGTTGATGGACGCTGTGATCTCCGAGCGCGAAGCATGGTCACGCCTCGAAGAAGAAACCGACCGCATCAAGAGAGAAAGGAGAGCGCGCCCATGAGCCGTTTTGCCAACTTGTCGGAGCGATTGAGCGCCGACCTACCAAAAGATCCGACCCGTCAAGATTATGACGAGGAAGATGAATCCACCGCCGACCCAAAGGAAGGCAAAAAGAAGAAGGAAAAGCCTATGGCTGAAGATACCGTAACAGCAGAGGATCACGCCAGCGCACTTGCTGACGCCACTGCAAAAGCAACAGCAGCAGCAACTGCGCGCGTCAATGCCGTGATTGCATCTGAACATTACAAGGGCCGCGAAGCCCTCGCCACCAACTTGCTTGGCAATGCCGCCCTTGATGCTGATGCAATTATCAGCGCGCTTGCAGCATCGCCAAAGTCCGGCGCGTCCGACAGTGACGCCGATGCGCGTCAGGTGATGCAGAACAACATCGACAAGAACGGAAACAGCGGCATCCAGCCATCGCAGGAAGCCACTCAGGGCCAAAATGATGGCCCCACCCCACAAGCAATTGCGACTGGATGGGCCGCCGCCGTTGCGACCGCAAACCAGCTCGCCGGTTATTAAGAAAGGATTGAACTATGACTGTTTTTACCGAAGGCGGTCGCGCAGCGGAAGCCATCAGTTACATCGTCCCTGATTATTCATTGGACCAAGTAACTTTCTCATCGGGCAATAACATTGCTTCGATGCAAGTTGTGAAGGGCGCTGACACGACTGTTGTTCCTGCCGTTGCCACAGACACGACCGGCTTATTCCTCTCCTACAACGCTTACAACGCCACTTCGGCGGCTGTGCGCGGTGTAGCGATCAAGCGTCACGCGGTCGTGAACCGTAACCTCATTATTTACCCCAGTGGTGCAACAGCTCCTCAGCGCGCGGCAATTGATGCCGCCTTATTGGCTGCCGGCATCGTTGTTCGCTCATAATTGAAAGGCATTACCCATGATTTCTATGGACATTTTTCGTGGCGGTGCGTCGGGCGGTGCCTTTTCGGCAATCACTCTGACAACCGCAATCCGTGACCTAAAGTATACGCCGTCGCTTTTGACTTCGATGCCAGGTCTTATTACCAAAATCCCCGTTCGCACGGCAAAGTTTGCCGTCGAGCGTATGGCAGATACGCAGCGCCTTATTCCTGTGACTGAACGTGGGGCACCTCGTTCGCGTCAGACCCGCGACCGTCGCAATATCCGCGACTTCCGCACGCTTCGCACCGCAAAGACGGACCAACTGCGCGCGGTAGAATTGGCTGACATTCGGGCGTTTGGTTCAGAAACAGAACTGGAGGCTGTTGAAACCGAATTAGCCATGCGTTTTCTGAAACTGCGCCGCGACCATGAATTGACCGAAGAAAACCGCCTTTTGGGCATGATCCAAGGTAACGTGCTTGATGCCGATGGTTCGGCAACGCTTTACAACTGGTTCACCGAATTTGGCATTACGCCGCCGACCGAGCTGGGCTTCAACTTTGCATCACGCACCGGAGTTGCTGAGTATATTCGTGCGAACGTCATTCGCCCGATCATTAATGCCCTTCAAGGCCGTGCAACGCCAGGAATGCGGATTGTTGCCCTTTGCGGTGATGCGTTCTTCGACGCTCTCACTTCTAACAGCGAAGTCAGGCAAAGCTACCTCAACTGGCAGGCTGCGCAGGAACTTCGCACTGGTTTGGCAAAGGCATATTCGACATTCTCTTACGGTGATGTTGAATGGATCAACTATCGCAGCGCAACGGACAGCAATAACGTCAACACGGGCATTGCATCGGATAAGTGCCGTTTCTTCCCAATCGGCGTGCCTGACATGTTCCAGAAAATCATCTCGCCAAATGATGAGGATATGGAGTTCGTCAACACACTCGGTCAGGAGTATTACGCGCGTCAGGTTCCTGACCCATCCGGCTACAATGCGTTCATCGAACTGAGCATGGATGCTTTCAACGCCCACGTCTGCACCACGCCGGAAGCTTTGCTTTCGGGTCGTAGCGGCGCTTAATGAAAGGCAAATAACATGCAATTAAAAACTATCGCTTGCGTGGCTGAAAAAGAGTTTACGCGCTTTGTTGACGGCTATGGCATGGTGGTTGGCGCACCAGAATCCAGCCTACCAAAAGCAAAAAAGCCGGAAGTTCCTGTAAATGTTATTCCTACTTTTGTTGCCGAAGGTCTGATTAAGGAGCCGAAGGGCTTTGACTCAGACAAAAAGGAAACCGAAGTAGCCGCTGACGACAAGGCTCCAGCCTAATGACGAAGGGGTTGCTCGACTCTCTCACTGACGATCTCGACGAGGTTTGCATTGAGACGTTGGGCGACCCCATCATTTACAAGACGGCGGCAAGTGCTGCCAAAACGATTTACGGCTTTGTTGACCACACCGACAAGGAATTGGGTTTCAACGGCGTTCAAATCAACAATCAGGATATTCAGATCGAAGTCCGCAAAGTGGATGTTCCGGTCATATCCGAAACTGATCTCATCACCCTGCCCCAATTGGGTAAATCGTTTCACCCCAGAGGTGATGCGCGCAATTCCCGCGATGGCAGGATGTTTCATATTTCTCTGCAAAGAGCGAGGGCATAATGGCTGGCGAAGCTGCCCTCACCAAAATCAAACTCAGGACCAAATCATGGCTCGACGGTGGCGCTATAGGAGCGACAACCGAGATTGACCGGCCCTTTGACCGTTCCTTTGGTGACGATGAGTTGGAAACGCCAGTTGTAAATATCCGATGCCCGCGCACGAGCTATGAATTGCAGGGCTATGAAAACGCATGGCTGCATGAAGCACAGGTCATGTTCGACATTGTGACGCGCTCATCCACCTTGTCGACAATCGACGACCGGCAAAGCTTGATTGCGGCAAATATCGTTGCGCGCCTCGCTGCCAGAGATCCCAGCCAGTCGGGAACGATTGGCGAGTGTCTGATATTCTGTGACCCCGTTGCAATGGGAGATAGCAGCGAAGAGGGCAATATGTCTGACCACGGCGTTATGACGCTGGCCTATCGCATGGCCTGGATGACTCCAGCCAAAGATTTCATAACCATCAATGGCACAAGTGGCCAAACGATAACGTAAACCCGCACATTATTGGAGAACTGAAATGGCTTCACTGAAAGTCACAGCGGAGGCGATTGCGCTTCCCGCTGGCCCTGTTGATTTCGACGCCCTTTGCGCCGCACTTAAAGCTGGAAAGTCTGCCGAACAGGCAGTGGAGGCAGCCACAAAAGACAATCCCGTTCCTGAGCAAGTTACCGAAACCGAAGTTGCGGCGACCGTGACTGCTGACATTGCCGCGTCCGCGGCTGCATTTGAAAAGGAGTAACCAACTATGTCTGGTCCCGTAAACAACCCGCTTATCTCACGCAAAAAGGCAATGGCTTTTAATAACCAGACCGTCCCTGGCACGGCTGTTGTTCTGACCGCCGCTGATTGCATTGACGTTTCAAATTGCTCGTTCACACCGAACGCACAAACAACAACCGACCCTCGCTATTCTGGCACAATCCATCGGCCTGGTGATCAGCTTATCGGCGTTTCCTATGACGTGACATTTGAATGGCTGATCCACGGTTGGCCTGGAGCGATCCCTGCTGCTAATGCGTTCTTACCTGGCCGTATTTTGACGGCATGGGGCTTCACCGAAAACCGCGTTGCAACTGCAATTGGTCCGGAGGCTTATACAGCCGGCACAAACACTGGTGCAACTCTTGGCTCATTGGCGGCTGGCACCACTGACCTATACAAAGGTAAAGCGATTAACTTCGCAACGGTGGGCCCTGCCCCTGATGGCCTTGCAATGGTGCGTTCCTATTCGTCTACAAAGGCTGCTATTTTGGCGCGTGATCGCACAATGGCAGCAACGGGCAATTACACCATCCCAACGCAACTTGCTTATACCCTTGCTGTAGCGCAGCCAGTGGCCGGTGCTTCGATCACCATTTGGGAAGATGGCCACCGTATGAACTTCCGCGATATGCGTCCAACTGCGGCTCGTATCGAAATCGTCACCGCTTCGCGCGATGGCGGCGAAGCATTCTGCAAACTGGTCGGAACCTTCTCTGGCACGCTTTACAGTCAAGCCGATGAAGCAACGCCAGTCGTTTCTGTTGCGATCCCTGTTCCACCGTTCCGCGATGGTCAGCAAGACATTGCATTGAAGCAACTTGGCGGCTCGTCTATCACGATAGACCTTGGCTTGCGTTCAGCATATCCGCCAAATCCCAACCAATTGGACGGATCTGATCCCGGCGTCATGGTTGAAAGCAAGCGCACCGTCAGCCTCTCGCTCAACAAGGTTGCCCGTTCGGTTATCGACTTTGACGCACTGGCATTAGCTCAAGGCAACCACCCACTTCAAGCATTGTGGGGCCTCAGCACAGGCAACTACATGGGCTTGATGGTTGACAATATGCGCTTCAACTATCGCTCATCCAATGAAGGTCAGGACTTCATCACGACCGATGGCGATGCTTGGGTTGATGGCGTAGACAAATCCATCGCTCTCACCTTTGTCGGTTACTAATTTCCCCCCAACTCGCGCCGCCTCTTCATTGGGGTGGCGCAATTTCTTGAAAGGATAAATCTCTTGGCCGTTCCCGTCGAAGCCAACGAGATTGCAGAGTTTACCCCTGCATCTCTAATTAACGTCCCTGATGCCCCTGTATTCAGGCTGCGCGCTCCAGATGAGCGCAACATGCGCCGATATAATATGCTGGTTCAGGACGACAATCTGCGCATGTATTCCACCGATGAGTTCACCTCAGAAAAGGAGGTGGCCATCAAGGCGCTTTGGAGCGCGGAAGATGCGCAATCCATTCTTGGCCGGTTTCGCAACATGATTGAGTGCGAAAAGCAGAACATTGATCTTTCCGATGAGGACATCGATTGGCGTTATGGAAAGGAGGGGCTTGAGGAAAGGTTGCTTGAGAACCACCGCCCGCTTGCGGTCATGAAGCGCAAGACCAACGAGTATTTTGAATACAGCCCGCGCTATGCCATTGGCACGATCTTGAAGGGTTGGAAGAACCTCGACATGCCTTTCCGGCTCGAAGCGGGTTACATGAAAACCGCCGATGTGGCGACACTGGCCAAGCATCTCATTGCCATTGAAGAAA